CTGTAACCGCTAAAGTGTTTCCATCAGTAACTGTTCCTGATCCTTGTACATGTAATCTTCCTTGTTCAGTCCATTTGATTAAATCAGAACTAGAAGGAAGTTCAGCCCCTACCATTCTTAAAAAAGAAGCGATAGATCTGTTTCCGTATTTTTCAAATTCTTTCTCATACAAGTCAGGCATGAATTGTTGTGCGAAAGTATAGTCAGCATTACTAAGGTAGTTAGAGTTTTGTAACCCCTTAGATGGTGCTGGCGTAAGAGAAGTAGAACCTCCTAGGGTTCCATTTCCTCCAAATGTTATCGATTGTGCCATTTTTTAGTTTTTTTAAATAATTTAACGTTTTTTAATTTTTAATCCAGAACTAAAATCTCCAGAGTCTTGTAAGACTTTGAACTTAGTTCCATTTGTTGAAGAATCAACTTTACTCCTAATATCCATATTTACATTTTTCCCGTCTTTAACAACTTCATTTACGGCATCAGATTTTCCTTGCTCGTAAAAGAATTTTGCATATTTCTCAGGATTCATGGCTATATCCATAGCTCTATGAAAATCAGCAGCACTTTTTAAAATTCCTTTATCATCAACGTGTTTTGAAATAAAATTGTTAAGGTTACTATTCTTCTCCATAACATCTTTAGCGTCTTTTGGATTAAAAACAATTTTCTTTTCTCCTACGTTATATTCAAAACCTTTGAAATCGTTATCGAATAGTTTTCTTGTTTTTTCGTCAAAGACAGTACGTTGATTGTCTTGAATCTCTTTATTTTTCTTAGATTCTTCTTGGTACTTATTATAGTTGCTAAACGCTTCTTTATACTCTTCTGGCACATTCTCGTCGCTTGACTCAAGCGGAGCTTTGTATTTTTCCTTTAGATCATTAAAATACTGTTTAGCTTTATATAATTCTTTTTTCTTATCAAGTTCTTTAACTTTCTTTTCAGAGTCTGTATCGACAGATTCATTATATTCAAACTTTTGTTCTATTAAAAAAGAAACATCCTCGTTATTTAATCCTGGATTCGTTTCTTTATAATATTGAACAAGTAAATCGTTTTGATTTGCTTCATCAAAGTCTTGTTGTAAATTAAGATAATCCTTTAAACCTCTTTTGGTTTCTTTCTTATACTCAAGATACTTTTCAACCTCTTCTGGAAGTTTATTAACTTGTTTTTTATCCTTATTTGAAAGAACTTCTTCTAAAGAATTTATATCTAACTTATACTTATCTGTTAAGTATGCGCTTAATATTTCTTCTTTAGTTTGTTTTTTATCCTTAACCTTTTCTTCTTTTTTATCAGATTCAGGTTCTTTAGGATCTTCTGTTTTCTCAGAAGTATTATCTTCTTTAGACTCTTCAGCTACTTCTTCTTTTTCTGCTTTCTTATCTTCCTCTTTTTTTTCTACTGGAGGTTTTGATAAGTCTACTTTAAAATCAACGTCTGCTGATTGTCCTTCGTTAGTAGCCTCGCCTTTTTGGGTAAGATCTACCTTTATTGTTTCATCACTCATATTAAATTAAATTATATTTTATTTTACAAAAATAAGATAAATTACAACACGTTTTGTTCATTCATCTTTTCCATCATACCCATCATTGGATCTTGTGGAGCTTGTTGAGGCATTTGCCCTCCCATCGGCGGCATTTGTCCTCCCATCGGTGGCATTTGTCCCATCGGCGGCATTTCTCCCATTGGAGGCCCTTGTACTTGTTGTTGATTCTCTCCTTCAAAATCTGTTGGAGGTAAGTCTTTTTTTCTTTGACTAATCATTCTACTTTGTTGAGAAGCTTGCTTTTCTGTTCTCTTATCTTTTCTATCCTCCTTATTACCATCTCTTGCAGAAAACCCTTCTATCTCTAATTTCTTTAATTCCATAGCATGCTGAAATTTCATTTGCTCAAGCTCTTTTTCTAGTTTAGCTTTTATCTCTAACTTCTGCAAATCCATTTTATTAGTCAATTGAAGTATTTGAGCTTCAGATTGAGACTTTATAGTGTTTTCTTGTGTTCTAGCTTGAGAGGCTGCTTTTGCTGAGTTAGCGTTAGCTTCAGACTGCATTTTAGTTTTCTTCTCTTCTAAAACTAAATCATTTTCTTGCTTTCTTGCTTTTCTAACTTTTAATAGCATATTGGCTAAATGTAAATTTTTAACCATTCTTATATCAATAACATCATCTAAGTCTATCTTACCTGACTGTAATGCTATTTGTATGTTTTGCTCTAAAAGAGATTTTTCTTCTTCATCTGGCTCTAACTCAATATAAATACCAAAATCATGTAAATGTAAATTTTGTATTTCTCTAATTACTTCAAAATTATTCTTACCTATCATTTTAGCAAAATCTTCACTAAATGAAGAATACTGCAGTATATCTGATATTCTATATGATAAAGCGGTACATAAGTTTTTTGTAATATTAATACCAGACTGAACAATATGTCTAGTTGCTGTATTACTATTTAAAGCTGCTAATTTTTGCACACCAACTAAAGAGTATTTATCTGGAGTACTTCCGTCTCTAGCTTCATTAATACCTGTAGCGGCTCTTATCATGCCAAGCTGATAGTTATACATATTAATCAGACTTGATATTTTTGCATTTGACCCACTGCTTGTTAATTCTTGAATTGGAACTCTAGCGTTATTAAACTCACCATCTTCCGTATAACTTCTACCTATAACACTACCTGTTTGAAAGTACATAGACAAAGCCTCTGATGGATTATATGAAGCTCCATTACCAAGATCAACACTATTCAACCCATCTGCATCTATAAAAACACCATCTGGAATCATTTTAGAAACTACTTGTTGTAGCTTCAAATGAACTAATTGTATTTGGTCTGCAAAAGGAATCATTCTTTTAACCAAAGAATCAATTTTACCTTTAGCCATTTTAGGAGCAGATAATAAATAAGGAGAAATTGTTTTTTGAAAAGAAGACTTTGGTCTAACCATATTCTCCATCAACTCCCACTTTATTAATTTATTGGTTCCTAAAACCATAACACCTTCATACCAAACATCTATTCTTCTAGAAGCTTTTACAAATCTTTCATTTTCTCCTTCTGGATTAAAAGAAGAATCTTTCTTTATAGGTCTCTGACCTCCATTTACTGTTTCTTTTATCTTATAAACAACTTCTTTATCAGATTTGTAACAAAAATATAATAAAGAAACATTTGATTTATCTAACCCACTTTGAGTAGATTGATTTAAAGTTGTTTTATACCCATCAAATCTACTTGCCATTTTTGACATTTCTTCTAAATCATCTTGAGTAAGATTAGGGTTTATTTTTTTAAGTTCAGTTACATGAACATTTTTTACTTCTCCATAATAATAACAATCTTTAAAATTAGGATCTTCTGTAGGAGAGTATATTAAATTAACAGGGTCTACATATTCTATTCTAACCCCATCATGAACATCAAAGCTATGTTTTACAGCAGAAACTCCTAATACAACGTTATCTTCTGTGGTTCTTTTAGATAGTTCTTCAAAATCATTAAGTTCTAACAAGCTATTTATAGCTGTCTCTTCTGCTATTTCTATACCCTGCTTATACTTTAACTTCATATAAAGACCTAGTTCTTCACTTGTTCTAGGTAATTCTTCTTCAGAAAAATTAAACACATCAACCCCAGTTTGCTCTTTAAGAGTTTTTAATGGCTCATAAGCAACCATGTCAGCCTCCATCTCTTTCTTAAAGTTTTCCCTAATTTCACTAGAATATGAATCTACAGCTTCAACTTTTACATCATAAAGTCTGTTCGATATTCCATTAACAACTATATCTACATATTTAGGTATAATAGCTACAGGAGTCCAATCTAAATTTAAATAAGATAAGTCTCCGTTTACGGATAATTCATTTTTATATTTCTCTACTGGCTGTTCAGCTCTGGCATAAAGCCTTCTTGTTAAGTACTCAGACCTCATCTCTCCGTATAACGAAGTTCCGTGATCTCTCGAAAACCACTCTGATTCAATTGCCTGACCTACACGAAGACCGTACTCCAATGTTTCTTTCTCTTGATCCGAAGCAAATTGATTAGGAAAACCAACTCCAGAAGTAAACTTTGGGTTATTTATCATATCTATGTAAT